ATGAGCTACCAAGTCGAACTAAAGCAACAGGATACTTCAATTCGTAGTATGAAATATATTGTCACTTTACTTGTTCCGGACGGTAGATATTGGATGGGAGTTGGGACATGGAATGGTGGGAATAAAAGAGAAGCTATAAAAGAAGCTAAAAAATATGCAAAAGCATATAACTGTAGTATTAATTATGTGTGGTGTAGGGAAACCACTGTATTTCCTGTACCGGCAGCCTCATGAATGAGTTGTTAATAACCATTATGTTAGTTGTTCCAGCTCCTAATAAGATGGTGGACTGGACTATCAATGAAGTGCCAACTCAAATCCAGTTAGTACATGAGGATGGTACTGAGGTGAGTTATAATGCTACCGCTGTACCTTGTAAATATAAACCTCGATCAATCAATGAAATGGTTTTTGTGAGTCCTCAAGCTTACGAGGACAACCGTTGTTATTCTATCTTTGATTTGTCAAGACCTCTGTTTATAAGGCATCCTCACTACTGGCACAAGATAGAATTGCCTAACAAACCTAAAGATATGGACTATTTAATGGAAAAAGAACGTGTTCTGGATTGAGATATTCTTATCAATATGGGCTTTGGCAGCAGTCAGGCTCTTGGCAATAGGTCACAAGCTTGGTCCACTCATAGGTTGGGTGGGCCAGGTATTGTGGGTTTCCATGTGGATATACACAAGTCAATATGGCTTTCTACTTATTGATATTGGTTTAGCGTATATCTACCTGGAAGCTTATTTTAGAGGGAAAAGGAGATAAAATTATGCCATATGCAGACCCATTAAAACAAAAAGAATATAAAGCAAAATGGGATAAGAGAAATTGGGAACATATTCGAGAATACATAGACGCAAATAGAGAAAAAGTAAGAGCTTCCGGTCGTAAATCTACGAGAAAATATAGAAAAGAAAATCCCGGAAAAAGTGAAACGTATGGTAAAGCATATAGACAAAGGGACTATGTAAAGGTTAGAAGTAATGAAAATTGCTCAAAACGTAGAGTATTAGAAATAAGAACGAGTAAATTTGAGCTAAATAACTATAATAACACATTAAAATTATTTAAATTATCTAACAAGAAAACCAAAGAAACTGGCAGAGACTACCATGTTGATCATATTGTGCCTTTACAGGGTAGACTTGTTTCTGGTTTTCATGTATCTGGTAATTTAAGAGTAATATTAGCAGATACAAATCGTGTCAAAAAGAACCGTTACACCGCAAGAGATGAAGCGTTAATTCAGCGTAGAATGGTAAAAGATTGGATAACTAATGGAGTAAAATTTAAACTTAATAAACCTAAGAAAAGGTAGGTGCTAGGATATGCCTACTCTCATAATAATGGACTGTAGAGCCTCTCACGAGGCCAAAATTTCATAAAAAGGTAAAAAACCTATGCTACAGCGTCAAAAAGACCTAGAAGCAGAAATGGTAGCTCTTGGTGTAAAGCGTTTCAGGGAAGATAATAGAAAAGCTAAGAAGGGTAAACATGAATCTACTACTCCTGCTGGAGTCCAGTTTTTAAGGAAAGGTGTAGCTAAAGTAGAGAAGCGCGTCAACGAATTAAAGAAAAATTATAGTGATGGTACTCCCTATAAATATCCCACCGATGCAGTAGAGAGATTATTCGAGCTACCTAGTGATGTCATCTCCTTCCTTAGTCTAAAAGCTTGTGTTAATCACCTCTCTACCCCTGTCAAATTGGTAAAGGTAGCCAATGAGTTGGGGTCTTTCTTGGAAGATGAGGCTAGATTCAGATTCTTTAAAGACTCCAACCCTGCCCTTTACGGTGTGATTATGAGGGACTTGAATAAACGCACTACTAACTATCGTAAACAGAAAAGAGTCTTAGTCCACTCTTCTAATAAGGCTGGAATAGAATGGAAAAACTGGCTTCCTGGAAACAAGGTCCGGTTAGGGCAGATGATGGTGGAGTTAGTATGTGAAGCTACGAAGCTATTTAAGGTAGATCTGTATAATAATACCAGTGGTCAAAAGAGGAAGAGCGTCTACTGGCTTGAAGCTACCGAAGAATCTCTAAAATGGATAGATAAGAAGAATTCTATTTGTGAATTATATAATCCTGTCAAGCTGCCTTGCCTGATACCACCTAGAAAGTGGGATTCAGTATACTCAGGGGGCTACTACACCTACACTAATATCAACTTAGTGAAAACTATGGACCACTCATACCTTGAGATGTTGGATAAATCAGACTTGAAAGAGGTGAAGAAGGCCGTAAATATAGTCCAGGAGACAGGGTGGAGAATAAATAAAAAGACTTTTGAGATTATGGATACTCTATTTAACTCGCGGTCAAGCTGTAAGGTCATTCCCGAGTTCCTAGAGAGAACCATGCCAGAACCCTACCCTAAGAAGGGAACTAAAGAAGAACAAATAGAGTGGAAACGGTTAGCTTCTCTTATGCATGCAGATAATGTCAGGTTAAAAACTAAAAGAATACAATTCAGTCAACTCATGTGGACTACTAGGAAATTCAAGGATGAGAAGGTTTTTTACTTTCCTCATACCATAGACTTCAGGGGAAGGATGTATGCTAATACAGCATTCCTGAATCCACAAGGAGAGGACTCAGCCAGAGGACTCTTGGAGTTCGCTACTGGCAAACCCTTAGGGAACTCAGGACTACCTTGGTTACAGGTCCATCTAGCTAATTGTTACGGGCATGATAAGGTGTCTTTAGAAGAAAGAGTAGAATGGGCAGAATTTCATGGTTGGGCTATCATTGAGGTAGGAACAGCTCCACTAATTAATAGATGGTGGATGGAAGCAGATAAACCTTGGCAGTTTTTAAGGGCTTGTATTGAGTATGTTAAATACAAGGTTAATCCTAGAGATTTTGTGAGTCATTTACCTGTTACTGTAGACGGTTCTTGTAACGGTCTTCAGCATTTCTCAGCTATGCTAAGAGATGAAGTGGGGGGGAGAGCTGTAAACCTTACAGTGACTGATAGTCCTCAAGATATCTATGAAATTGTAAAAGTTAAGGTAGCAGAAAAAGTAAGAGCTGATCCTGACGCGATTGTTTCAGACTTGGATATTAATAGAGCACTGGTCAAACGGCCTGTTATGACTACTCCTTATGGTGCTACTCTTTATGGAATGAGAGAACAGATATACGAGGAGCTGAAGAAACAGTTAGATAAAGGAATAATTTTTACTACAATTTCTAAAGATAAAGACCTATGGGTGTTTTGTAAATACTTAGCTACAATTATTTATGAAGCTATAGGAGAAGTTGTAGTATCAGCTAGAGAAGGTATGGATTGGTTACAGGAATGTGCAAGGGTCTTAAGTAAGGACAGTAAACCTATCTATTGGACTGTTCCTACAGGGTTTATAGTGAAGCAGAAATACTTAAGACCGATAGTTAAAGAAATACGAACAATTATAAACGGCAAGGTTGCTTCTTTATATTCTGCACACGGGGTAGGAGATAAACTAGATAAACATAAGCAGACTAATGGAATAGCTCCTAACTACGTTCATAGCATGGATGCCTGTCACCTGATGAAAACTGTAAATCTTTCTTATACTGATATTCAAAGCTTCTCTGTAGTTCACGATTCGTTTGGTACTCATGCTTGTGACATGGAGCTGTTAAGTGAAAACTTAAGGACAACTTTCATTGAAATCTATAAAGAGGATGTCCTTAAGAAATTTGCAGAGGAACAAAAGCTTGTTCCTGAAATTCCGAAGTACGGTAAGTTAAACATTAACGAGGTGAAAGATGCAGAATTCTTCTTCAGTTGACATGGCTAATGTCGATGTTAAAAAAGTAGCACAAGGAATGATGAGAGTAGTAGATAGCTTAGATAGTTTTACCAAGGCTGAGAAGTATGCTATACTATCAGCAGTATTCAATTGTTTATATATCAACAAGATGATGAAAGAAAGGAGTATCAGTGATGTTATGGAAATTATAGGTAAGATGAGGAGGGACTGTAAGTTTAAACAGATCCCTGAATTTGGTGGAGCAGAAAAATATATAAAAGGAGAATTATAAAATGGCAAATAAAATACACGTTACACCTGTAGGAACAGCAGCATGGCCTTGGTTGAATACTCCAGATGTCCGGTACGATGCTGATGGAGTGTATCAAGTCAAAATGATTTTTAACAAGAAGGATGTTAAGGGAATTCAAGCTATAGTAGATCCATTGATGAACGGTGGAGAACATAATCCTGTTAAGCCTGAGTTGGACGATCAGGGAAAAGAAACGGGCAATTATGTTGTTAATTTTAAGTTGAAAGCTAAAGTCAAGCCCAAGAATGGTAATCCATTTATTCAGAAACCTATTCTTTTAGACACTGAAGGTAATAGAGTAATAAATCCTATAGGAGCTGGTAGCAAGTTGAAAATAGCGTATGAAGCAGTGCCTTTTAATCAAGGAAAAGGTGGAGTTACTATGCGTATAAAGAAGGTTCGTATCGTAGATTTAGTTGAGTACACCAAGAAAGACGATGTAGATTGGGGTAAAGATGAAGGTAGCTTTGTGGGAGTAACAGCAGAAGCTTCTGATAATAACGAAGATGAAGAACAAGAGGACTTCTAAGTTATGGCTAGTTATGAAGAGTGGCGTGAAATGAATGCTGAAATAATAGCTGTTAAGGTTCGTAATTTAAAAAGTAGCACAATTGCGACACTCGTGGAAAATCTTGTTTTTCTAATTAACGCAGGTCATTATCCTAAAGAAGCCTTCCATGAAGTTAATTGGACACAAAAGCTGTTGTGGGAATTACAAGCTGAAAACACCATTATTGCGGAAGATGAAAATGAGACGTTCAACTAAAAGACAAAGGTATAGGGGTATACGAGAGGGCTACAGAAGTGGCTTAGAAGAACGAATAGCCAGCCAGTTAAAGGCTTCTGGTGTAGCCTACTCTTACGAGAAGGAAAGACTCAAGTATATCCCTGTACCTAAGCATTATACACCTGACTTTATTTTAGTGGGAAAAAATAAGAAAATCTATATCGAAACTAAGGGTAGGTTCTTAGCTAAAGATAGAACTAAACATCTTTTAATTCAAGAACAATACCCTGATATAGATTTAAGATTCATTTTTTCTAATTCTAGGCAGAAGTTATACAAGGGTTCATCTACCACTTATGGTAGGTGGTGTGAAAAGCATGGGTTTGTCTATGCGGAAAGGAGTGTGCCTGATTCATGGTTGAGAGAAATCAGAAAGGGGTAGTACATGAACCCTGTCCTAAATGTGGTTCTAAAGATAATTTAGCGAGGTATCCAGATGGTCATGCGTATTGTTTCGGTGATAGCTGTTCTTATTATGAGCATAGTAGCGATTCAGTTGATGTACCAGATATACCAAAGTCCAACGGTGTTTTTAGACAGGGTATTTACGAGTCCCTTAGCAAACGTGGAATATCCGAAGAAACTTGCAGATTTTTTAAGTATCAAGTAAATTACGATAATAATAAGAAGATTCATATTGCTCCTTATTTTGACAAGGACAATAAACTCGTAGCTCAACAGTTAAGAACTAAAGATAAAGAGTTTCCGATCTTAGGGGAAACTAGAGATTTAGGTTTATGGGGAAAACAATGCTGGACTTCAGGTAAACGTATTGTCATAACAGAAGGCCAGATAGATACCTTATCTGTAGCTGAGGTCCAGCGTTGCCAGTACCCTGTAGTATCCATTCCAAACGGTGTAGGATCAGCCTGTAAAGCCATAGCTAAAGATTTAGAGTGGTTGTTAGGTAATTTTGAAGAAGTAATATTAATGTTTGACAACGACTCTCAAGGGAACAATGCAGCTCGTAAGGTAGCAGAGCTTTTCCCACCAGGAAAATGTAAGATAGCATCCCTCCCTCTTAAAGATCCTAATGAAATGCTCTTAGCTAATCGCGGATCTGATATGGTTAACGCTATGTTCAGGGCCTCAGTTTACAGGCCAGATGGAATTATCGCTGGTGAGGATACTTGGGACTTGGTAAACACTCCGATGCAAGCTGCTGATATGGAGTATCCTTGGCAGGGTCTTAATAACCTTACTCTAGGAGCTAGAAAAGGTGAACTCGTTACGTTTTGTGCAGGGACAGGAGCTGGAAAATCTACCGCTGTTAAAGAAATTGCGTCATACTTCCTCTCAAAAGGAGAAACAATTGGTTATATTGCTCTTGAGGAATCTGTACGTCAAGCAGCCATTGACTTCATGTCAATCGAAGCCAATGAGATGCTCCACTTAAGGGATAATTTAGAGGAAAAATTTTTACGGGATATATGGGAAAAAACATTAAATACAGGGAGGCTTTTTCTTTATGATCATTGGGGTAGCATGGATGGAGAAGTTCTCTCTAACCGTATCCGCTACTTAGCAAGGAGTTGTAATGTTTCTTGGATTATCGTTGATCATATTTC